CTTGATACGTGGGCCGGATGGACGCCGAACCGTTTTGATATTGCTTCCCTGCTCACACCTGCAATCGCCAACATACGTATTTCAAGTATTTTCTCCGTGGTCAATTTTGCCGACTTAGATTTCTCTCCCCGGACAGTGGTTCCGTGTTTGTCTCGATCCTGCGTGTTCTCAAGCGGCGTTCCCCACCGAAGATTTTCAACGCGATTGTTCTGCGGGTCGCGGTCTGGAAAATGGCAGCACTGCATTCCTTCGGGACAATCAGAAACAAATGCCGTCAACACAATCCTTCCAACATGAACTTGGTGCTGTTTTTTGTCCCGATAGATTTGCGCGATCAAATGGCCGCTTTTCTTAACGACTCGCAACGACAGTTTGGCCCACGATCCTCGAAAAGAACTCCACACGGAGCCATCGTTGCCGACATGGTATCCAGGGAATCCTTGAATGTCGCGGTACTGGACTGTAGATTGAATGTCAGACATGGCTTGCTCCAGAAAGCAGGTTGTGTGGCAGAAGCCAAGAGAATTACGAGTTCTCTTGGCTTTGTCCTTTATACACTTTCTTCGCCGGAAGTAAACCAGTCGCTCGGCAAGCAGCCAAATGCTTGCAGTCAACATCTGAATTCGTCAATCTGAATTGATTGTGGGGGCAGTCACAAAACCCGCCCCACTGATTCGATCCACAGTGGTAAACCTCGCCATCCTCTTTGGTCAACGAGTATGCCGGGGAAGCGACGGCGGGATCAGGGCGAATGTCCAGAACCTTGTACGTCACCACGTTCTCGACCGTCTTCTTCCCGCGTTTGGCCTGGGTGGTGATCGTCAAGACGCCATCCTTGTAGCGGGCTTTGCCGTGGGTTTGTTTCATAGCTCGTCTTCAATTAAAGGGAAGGAGTCGGGCATTTTTTCGATGCACAAATCCACGGCTTCTCTCAATTCCGCTATCTGTCTTGGGTGAAACCCGAGCCGCATCACCGCGCCGCTCGGAATGGTTATTTCCAGGACCACCGTTTTCTCCTTGGTCCCAACTACCTCCATTGTCTTTATGATCGCCCGGACATACGGCTCGGCTGGCTTCCCAATTTCATCGAATCGTTGCTTTATGGCCATTCTTCTACATCCCCTCTCTCGGACACATTCCACACCTTGTACTTTTTCTCCCGCCTCAGCCGCATCACCGTGTCTTCGACTTCCTGCACCGGGATTCCCTCCCGCATGGCGGCGATGCACATCAAGTCGCGGCGAGTCGGAACCTCCCCGCCGTGGCTCATCGAATGGCAATGGCGGCAGAGGCTCACGAGGTTGCAGGCGATGTCAACCCTCCCGGCCCCACGGCTGAAAATGTGAGCCGGATCGCGACCGCTTGGGCAACTCCTGCCGCAGAATTCACAGCGGCCCGGCTTGGCGAACTCAGCGAGCAGGACGGGATCGATGACTTTCACGCTGTCCCCTTGCGAAACGCCTCTTGGAAGTTCATGGCCAACACCTGGGCGGAAGGGCTGAACGACGCCCGCTCCTCGCGTTCCTTGCCCCGCTGACGCTCCGCCCGCGACCGCAGGATGTGCCGGCGAAGCAAGCCGCCGTGCTCGCCCCAATCGCGGCCAAGTTGTTCCGGGTTCTCCCACAGCCACAGCGAAGCCGCGTCCATCTCCTCAACCGTGGCATTGAGCCGGATGAAGATCGGCTCCATCTCGGCCAGCATCTCGTCGTACTGAGCGTGGTGGATGCACGTCAGCGCCCGGTGGAAACGTGACCACTCTTTGAAACCGGCGATGGTCATGTCTTCTTCTCCGCGGCTATGAAATCTGCTTGTCATCAAAAAGAGGAACGGCAACCAGCGCGGAAAACATCGCCAGCGCCCGAGGCCGATCTTGTTCCGGCAGCTTCACGATCAGCCGCTCCATCGCGGCCACGGTCTTCATGATGGCGCTGGCCGGCGTCCGCACCGGCGTCTTGCGTTCTTTCTTCGGCTGCTCTGCCACGGCGGTCTGTCCTTCCTTTGAGATTTTTCGGAGTCGGCACGACGTTAAGCGGCTGGGCATAATCGCCTCGATAAAATCCACCCGCAGCGGCGATAAGAGAACCGCTGCGGGCTTTCCCCCAACACAGAGGACGCTACTTTTTCCGATGCGATGCAGCGCCAGGGCATGTGGCGAAGTGGCTCACATACAATGGCGGCGTCCGGTCATCGTTGCTGACGACATACCCCAGGCCGTCCCCGCCAATGGCCACGTTTCCATTTTCGGCAGGGAGCACGTCCAGAGGGTTCTTCTTCCCGCTCTTGGACCCAGCGGATTGCGGCGCCGCATGACCGGCATTTTCCAACGTCATTCTTCACCGGCATCGTTAACCTCCTCGGCATCACCGTTCTTTTCGGCCGCCGGGATTTCCTCGACGCCAGCGATCAACAACTTGCCATCGCGCCCGGCGAAATCTCCGAAATTGATGTCGTGATTTCTTTCGTAGGCCCGCAGTTCCTTCTTGCCGAAGGTCAGGCCGAAAGTGTAGTGATCGGCGTGAACCCCAACCGCCTTGGAGTCGGCCACGCCTTCGAGTTTCAAATCAGCCTCCATGCCTGGCAAGCGGGCCTGTCCGGGCTGATCGTCGCTGGCGATGAGCGTCACCGTCAAGCGTCGGTCGCAGAGAGTCTTGTCGGCGATTGGCAATTTCAAATGGTCCCGGCTCACCGAGACCCGGACACACGCCGTTTTCTTGCCGTTGTTGGTGCTGCCGAACGAGCAAGGAAGCTCGATCAGGTCTTCATCGGTCTTTTTCTTCGCCACAGGGATGTCCTTTCAAAAGGGGGATAATGGATCTTAACTTTTAGCTGTCGCCGTATACGCCGGAGCCGTCGCCGTGGCCGTCGCCGCCGGGGTCGTCGCCGGAGCCGTCGCCGGAGCCGTCGCCGTAGCCGTAGCCGTAGCCGTCGCCGGAGCCGTAGCCGCTGTCGCTGTCGCCGCTGGCGCCGTATCCGCCGTAGCCGTCGCCGTCGCCGTCGCCGTAGCCGTCGCCGTCGTCGTCGCCGTAGCCGTAGCAGTCGCCGTCGCCGTAGCCGTAGCCGTCGCCGTCGCAGTAGCCTTCGCCGTAGCCTTCGCCGGAGCCTAGGTCGTCGAAGAACTCCCTGGCTTTGCCGTCGAGTTTTTCTACCAGACCGGAAATAGTGCCGGTGGATTGGACGAATTTCATGACACCCTCGTAACAGGCCCCGGCGTCCAGAAAATCGACGACGGTTATATTCTCCGAAAGATGAATCATGGTGCCGACTCCCATTTCAAAACAGCTTCGGGCGTAACCTCGAAAACCGCCGTGACCTTGCGAACGTCCAAATCTGCTCGCGAGGAAATCTTGCTCCTCGGAGTCGGGCCGGTTTCGGCCAATTCCATGACGCCGCGTGTCGTACCGAACCTAATTGCCATCCTCGCCTGCCTGAGTACGACGGTGGTTCCGGTGGTGTCAACGGCATAGCCGAAAAACACTCCCCGATGTTCGGTGCAAACAATTACTGCTCGTTCTTTTTTCATGCTTTCCTCCAGGTTAAAAATCAGGTTCCTCATCAACAATATCGGCAGCAAGATCGCGGCCGACTTCCTCTTCCTCAGGGCGATCTTCAATGAGCGGGTCGAAACACCAGGGGTAGTGCCAACGTCCGCACTTCGGGCATCTCGACTTTTCGATGTTGGGGTTGTTCATGGCAACTCCTTCGCCGGTATGAACATGCACGTTGGCCGCAAGGTCCGCCTCTTGCCCGGCTCATACGCCACAAGGCCGAGCTTGGCGAGCATCTTGATCTGGTAGGCCACGCCATTCAAAGAAATCCCCGTGGCCTTCTGCAAATCAAGAAAGCTCGGCGGGACGCCTTTTCGCTTGCCGGCTATGACTGCCTCCAAGATCGTCAGGGAGTTGTGGGTCATTTCTGGTTCTCCCACGGCCACGGCAAAGGTTGCAACCCAGGCGAATCAGGTTCCGAGCCACCCTGATCTTCCCAATGACGGCCGCACGGGCGACGAATGGTATCGGTGATAATCTTTCGGCCGATCACGATGCACCCGCCTTTCCTTTTTCCTTGGCCTCAACAGCCGACAAGAATCCGCGGTCTCCACAGCAAGCCGCGCCGTCGCCTCCACAGTCGGGGCAGACGATTGAAGGGCAGTTGTCCCGGTACGCCTTCGCCGCGGCTTGCAAGGGCTTGCGGTATTTTGCCCAGGCGTCCGTCGTTTTCTTGCACCCTTGCCAGCTCGGGGCGTTCTCGACTTCCAGGCACGCCGTTGATGCCGCGCTCAACTTGCGGCCACATTCTTTGATCAGCGGCCGCAGGTTGAATGCCGCCACCAACCGGTGCGGAACCACGGTGCCGGCGTCGTCGCGGACAATCCCGTCATGTTTGGGCGGCTCCGGGTGATCGGTTTCTTCCAGGTCCGGCGGTGGTGCCGGCGGCGCAGGCGCGGGATTTGGGGCCTTCGCCGGCTTCCTCGCCTCTTTGCACGCCTCGCAGCCCTGCAAAGTCATGTCCGAGTCGGGCCATAGACGCTTGCACCGCTCGCACCTGGGTTTACGGTGAATAGCTGCCTGAGATTTACCGTCTCTCCCCGTAACTTTTCCCGGTGAGCACCCCCCGTGCTCACCTGGGTTCCCGGCCTCAATGTCCTTGCGGGCCTGAGTCTGGCTGATGCCCTCTTGCTCGGCGATCTTGCGTGTGCTTTCGCCTTTCGCCCTACGCTCGGCAACCCGCTTGATTCGCGCCTCTCGCTCATCCCCGGTTTCGTGGCGGCGCTCATCGTTGACGATCTCGACGAATTCACGCGGGTCAATGCCTTCCGGCAAGGTGGCGAAGTCCGGCTCGATGCCGACTTCAAGGCAGCCACGGAAAAGCTGATAACCGTCCAAGATCATTCCTTCGTGAAGGATGACCTTGCGATTATTGAGGACGCCGAGCCGCTTTAACTTGAGCGTGAAGCGGAACCATTCCGGCCCGGTTATGTCGGCATATTCTCCCGAAAGCGGGTGCCGCTTGAGTGATCGCCAGTCCGTCATGCTCGATTCTCCAAGAACCTTTCGAGAGCCTTCAAGAGCCGTCGCTGGTCCGTGTAATAATTTTGCTCATTGTCGCGTTCGACAAGATACCCAGAGCGTTTGAGGCTATCTTTTGTGAATTCAAGCAAAGCAACCGCAAGATAAACCGATTCGTAAGAATTCTCGATGGTGATTTTCATGGCTTCCTCGTCAAATGCCAAGAACTTTTGCAACTCGGTTTTACGCCGTTATCCATTCGCCAGCAGCAGCAAGAAAAGTTCTGTCTCCGCGTTGGATTAGCAACACGCCATCAGGGTCTACAACCCCTCCCTCGCCACTGGCATGTACCGCGATAATGGTTCCGCTTGGTTCGTAAAAATCTGGGTGTGACTGTAGACGCGGCTTACAGAAAAGACCGATACGACAGTCTCGTTTATGTTCCAGCCGCGTCTCTCGGTTGACGTAGCCATTGGCATTTGGCTTGCCGTCGGCCAGCTTGATCTCTTTGCCGGGGAAAATCCGCTTCCATGCTTTCGAGTAATCCACCCAAAACGCCTCCAACGCCTCGCCAACTTTCTTGGTGTAATCGTTCGGAGTCACTCGGATCACGAATGAGTCGAATCCGTGCCGATACGACAAGAAATCGAGCCAGTTTCTGCCAGTGACAAAAAGCTCCATATGGACCTGCGGCAAATAATCTGGCGGCATCTCGCCTTTCAACAAGTAGGCGATGTGTGTTTTCGCTTCCGGGCATTTTATTTGCAACAGGCCGTCATCACCAACCAACGCATCCGGACTGCATCCATACCGGCCGCTGTCGTGAATGCAAAAGCCGACTTCCTTGACTTCCGTGTTTCGATCAAAGACGTAGAACGCACGAGCTTGCGGCTCAAGAAGACTCCCAGCAACCATACTCGGCGATACGAACTTTATCGGCACCACAGGGCCAGGAACCGACACATCGGCCAGCAATTCACATATGTAGCCGAACGCCTGAGAAGACAACTTTCCAGTTGGTGTAATTATCTTGTCGGCACAACTCGCGGTGGGAAAACCTTTGCGGGCAAGGAACCATTCTGGCGTATACTGGACGCAATCCACTATGCGCATGTTGGTAACTCCTAAGAGGACTTCGTGCCGTTGGCCTTCCGCTTCTCGATCAGCCGCTTGAGCTGCTTGACCGCTTCCGGGTAAAACTTCGCGGTCATCTGCTCGACCGTTTCCATGCCGCAAGAAGACTTGGCCCACTTCATGAACCCTTCCATACGGGCAACGTCTTCGCACCCCGCGCCAATCAGCGTTCGGATTTCGTCGGCCTGCTCCTGAGTGATGAACTGGCCTTGCGAGTTCGCGTCGTCGTCTTCGTCGGCCAGCGTGAGATTGAAGATCATCTTCATCAGGTAACGCTGTCCGTAGCTGTAGGTCGAGCCGTGGCCCTGCGTCGGATTCATCGCCGCCGACCCTCCCTTGGCTCCGGTCCCGTCCACGGGAAGATCAACGCGATGCTCTTCGACGTGGCCTCCCTTGTGCCGGACCTTGGCGACGATGCGGATGTGGCCGGGGATCGGGGAATCGGCGGTGCCGAACGACAGAGAGAAGCCGTGCTTGGTAACAACCGGCATCGCCACTTTCTGGACGGCTTCCAGGTTCGTGTACCAAGTCTTGGTGAACTTGTTCTCTTTATTCTTGACGACGGCCGGCATCTCGGACTGGGCATCGTTCATGGCGGTGTTGAACTCTTTGACCGCCTGAGCCGACTGGTGGCGTTCGTACAAATCGTACAGCTTGGTAAGCGCCGTGGGGTCAACCCCCTTCTCGGTCGAGAGGGTAATGAGGCCCAGGAGCGGATCGGCTGGGGCAGTCAGGGAGCGGGACGGCGCCGGCATCTCATGCGGATCGGCCGCACGAAAGCCGCTGGCGGTGCCGACCATTCCAGGGTCCGGCAATGTGGTTTCGTTTTCCATGATCTTCCTCGGTGAGTGTGTTGGGGACAGTGGACACGTCGGGAGTCGAACCCGCTTCTAAGCCACCGCGCGGAGGGTTTGGCTGCGCACTTACCGGAGTGCTACGTGCCCGTTGCTCCGATTCCTGACCGCTCGGAGCCGGCGGTGCATTGGCAAGCCTTCCGCGAGTTGGTGCGGCGCCTGCCATCAGGATCACAGAGGCAGCGGCTCGGCAAGCGATTTGGTTACTTGGTCAATCTCCTCGGAAGGATCGCTGACCTTCGGCTCTTTCGTTGATTCGAGGACGGCATTTACTGCGTCCGATAGAGTCGGCCCCACGAAGGTCGCGCCGCTGCTTGTTCCGGGGATAGTTCCACGGTAAATCTTCCACTCGACTTTGACCCAGCTGTAATGCCGGTGCGAATCAAAATCGGCAGTGATGCTCAGGTGTGTCTCGGTGCCGAAAACAGATCGCAGCTTGGCGAACGCGCCGGGGATGTCCACCTGCTGCACCGGCATCGCGATTTGCGTTTCCAAACTCGCGAGTCGATCAGCCATCGACCGCAGTTCTTTCGAGGCTTCTTTCAGTTCCATGATCTTTCTCCAGGTGTTGGGGTGAATGCGGCCAACTTCACGGCTGGCCGCTGAACGGATAGTCGAGGTTGTCGGGTGGACGCTGGTCGTCGTCGTCTTCATCGTCTTCGTCTGGGTCTGGGTCTGGGTCTTCGACGGGAGGATCGCGGTCATCCTCCCAGCCGATCATGAGCCAGCCGTCATGCGTCATCGTGGGTTTCAGTCGGATCATGCTCAAATCCTCGGCGGTCCTCGACCGCGCCAGAAGCAATACAGCGTCCCCGCGGCCAAGCCCAGGAACATCGACCAATACAGCAGCCAGCAGATTACGTCCATGCTCTCCTCCCAGCCGATCTATGTCTATTTGTCTACCTTGGCTTTGCCGATGAAGCATAATGCCTCGTTTAGTTCTCCGATCAGTTCATTCTTTTTGCTCTTGGAGAGAGCGCAGAAAATTGCATCGACACTCTCTTCGGCGCAGCCGGGACATTCGCCGACTCCGGCCTCTCTCTTTTCGCATTTCGGTGTGTGGCGCTTGCTTTCCATTCGTCGTCGCTCCTTAAAGGGAAAAGACGCTGCCGGCAAGAAAGCATCCAGCGACGAACGCAGAGAAGCGCGGCAGCGTCAAGGTCTTTTGGGGGTTTTGTTCGTCGCTGGAAGAGAGCATGACACACTTTCGGCGGCGCGTCAAGTCGACTTTTCTGATTTATTCCCGCCCATATGCAAATCCAACAGCGCAGAAAGCGGGCTTCCCCTCCACCACCAAATAGTAGTAGAGGATGATGGCCTGCTCTTGTGTGCATTAACTTTCCGTGTCAAGGGTTGGCTTAGTACCCGCTGTTTTTCTAGCGTGGTTTCAGACCAGGACGCAGCCCGCTTGCCGGATCGACTACCGGCGCACTTTGCCTGGACAAACTCCCTGAGGAGAACGCGGTTTAGCTTCCTTGATACTCAGCTTCCGTTTTTCGGATAACGTCCGCAGGACTCGCAACCGTCCGTGTTGGATGCACGGAAATGCACAAATGTAGGTTTGACGGGGAGGACGAAGAAGTGTAGAATACTTCCGTCCTGTCTGTCCTGTCTGTCCTGTCACTTGAGCCGCTTATCTTTCCATGGATAAGCGGCTCATTTCAT